CCGAGCTGCGAAGGGCTTCGCCGCCCCTTGGGTCGTCAGACGGAGCTTCACGCACCGATGGAGCAACGGGTGCTGCTCGATCGAGTCGTCCAATAGCAGCTCCTCCCCTTCATTCGTCGTCGTGAAAATAACCGCGGCGGAGCTGTTCCCCTCGATTCGCTCCAGGACGTCGAGCAGTCGCCGAATGACCGGCGCCCGGAGTCCGTGCGCTTCGTTGATGATCCAGACTTTCCCGCCGCGTCCCATTGCGTAGTACCCGAGCTCGTCTTCCATCGCGGCCACTTCATTGACGCCGAACGCGTCCGCCGTCGTCTCGAACGTGCTCCACTTCTCGGCGATGTCATCGGCAAGGATCCGCGCCAGCGTCGTCTTACCCGTTCCGCTCGGGCCCGTGATCCAGTACGATCGGCCGGCCCAGGTACCGAAACGGTTTCGGACCTTCTCAAGAGCCTCCGTCGCTTTCGGTTGTGCCACTACTTCGGCGAGCGAACGCGGACGGTACTTTTCGGTCAGTGCAAGCATGCGTACTCCTTGCGGGTTTCCGGCCCGCGTGTTGGAAACCCCCGCCGCACCGTTAGGCGCGGGCAGGGGTGCTGTTTTCAGGCGAGCGCGGCCCTGGTCGGCAGTTCCGTACCGCGCTCGAAGTATCGAACCACTGTGCCCGGATCGGTGCCGCCGCCGCCCGCGTAGCGGAACGTGGTGCCGCCAGTGTTCCACCAGTCAGGGAACCGATGCGACTTGCTCAGAATCCCGACAACCGTGCCGGTGCTCCGGTCCCTTTTGTAGTTGGCGACCTGCTCCAGCGGGCGATCTTCCCGGCGAAGGTAGACGCCAACCTTGACAACGCCGACGCCGGGAATCTCCGAGAACCAAGACGCCTCACACCAAGCATCTGAGTAGTGCGGCGAATGAGCGGAGAACCAAACCGGCGCGATCGGCGTACACGTCTCCCGATCCTTCTTCGGGCGAGACTCGGGCACGATGCTGGTGCATCCGTCCTTTCGGATTTCCGCTGGGATCGGCGGGAGTGTGGCAACGAGCCGCAGCAGTTCCGACCACGAGACGCCGCCCTCTTTCCCGTATCCGGCGAGCCGGTCGCCGTAGGTGAGCCACGCCGCTTCGGTCGAGCGGGTGAAAACCGTCACTTGTCGGGGCGGATGCTCTCCGAGATGGTCTCGAATGAACGCTTCTGTTTCGGCCTTGGCTATCTCCTCTGCGCACTTTTCAACGGCCTTGACCACTGCGGCGGAAACCGGTACGGCAATGGTGTACGGCGTCGCGAGGTCGTTATGGGCGAAATACCCCTCCACCTCCGCGCCGCTCAGGAACCATTCCCCCTTTTTGGGCGGGCGGGTTTCTCTTGTTGCCCGTACTTTGGTAGCCGATCCCGCGTAGGTCCGATCCGCTTCCGCGATTGGATAGAGGCGACTACCGGAAAACTCCCACCGCGCCGTGTCACTCAGGGCATCGGCAAGCCTGGCGTGCCCAGCATCATCGGGCGCACGCTCGGGGAAACACTTCGCCAGTTCACGCCGAAGGGCGGCGGACGCCTTATCATTGAGAGACATAGGGATACTCCATGTTCCTTGTCCACGCCCCCGGTGTTTGCAGCACGCGGGGGCAAACTATGCGCCGTGTCACTATGACCGGCGCGAAGCGGAGCGAAACCCGGTAGGGCGTCGCGCCGTGTCACTATCAGGCAGCGTCGGGAACGTCGATCGTGACGGTTGCCAAGAAACCGGACTCGTCCACGCGGACAGACGCGGGAAGAGGCTTGTGCAAGTCAACGCACACGCCGCGGGCACCCTTGTAGCTGCCATGATCGGTGCATCCGTTGGCTATCGCGGCCTTGCGGATCGCGATTGGGAACATATCCGTGTTCGTCAGAAACCCAAACCGGCGAGACTTACGAGCAGCGTTCATGTCGGCCACGTGCCGCCGCTCAAGGTTCGGAACGCGGATATACCGCGCCGCCAGCGTGCCATCGGTGTAGTGCATTTCCTGAACCTTGCCACGGAACACAATCTGAAAAGCGGTAGCCATCGTTCGTACTCCATTCCCGGTGCAGCGGGGTCGGGCTTCCGGCCTGACACGTTCATTGTGACATCCATCGTGCGATTGTCCACAACCAGTTTAGAATTTTTCCAAACTTTTCCCTCTTCTCTGCTACGTCGTCCAGGCGATCGGTCCTACTAGAACGTCGTCCGAACGGGTCGTTCGGGTTTCGCCTTTAGATACTTAAACTTCTAACCGTTCTACCCGTCTCTGTCTCTCGTTCTCTCGTCGCTCCTCCACTCGCTCTCTCGTCGCTCTCTCGGGGCTCTACCACTCGATCCCTGATAAGCAAACCTTTTCGCACTCTACGACGTCTCTTCTACAAACGTCTACTTTAGGGCGCTGTTCCGCGAGTTTTAGGTTGTACCGAACGCGGTATCTGTTAGGTGCCGTCGTCCGTTCCGCGGCGGTTTCCGTCGTCCTTTCGGACGGTTTCGGACCAGCTCGCGAGCCCCTTCTACCCTCGTCCCGTCGTCGCTTGTCCCGCCCAGCTCGTCCCGCGCCGGCCGCCCCTGCCGATCGGGACAGGGGCGAAAACGATAGTCGGGTCGTCGGTACACTCACGAGACGCGCTCGCCCGCCCCGCTCGGGCCCGGTTTCCGCACGGTTTCGGCACGGTTTCGCGTGCGGACCCACGATCGGACCCACGATTCGCACGCAAGTCCTTGTCAATGCTCATACTGTCAGTGCTTTTCTAGAACGTCGGTCCGCCGCCGGCTCGCCCGGGCACGTCTGGGGGGTCGCGCGGTTCTGACAGTCAACTGGCCACCTCACGAAACGCGCAGCAAAAACACCCCCCTGCGATCGGAGCGGACGTAGACGACGTCGTTGACGGCGAGGGAGATGGCGTCGTGGGGGACGGAGGCTTGGAGCCCGTCGTGGGGGCCACCGACGAGTTGGACGAGCATCAGGCGTGGCGGTCTTCGCGACGGCGGAAGGGGATCACGGCGTCGCGCGAGGTGGTTTCGACCTTTGGGACGGCGAGCCATTGCTGTGCTTCCTGCCACCAGGTGGCGTTGGGATCCCAGCCGTCGCCACCTTCGCGGGCGTAGCCGAACTCGTTGCGATCGGCGATGGAGAGTCCGGGTCGGCCGTAGAGGTTGGAGCCCCACCAGATTTCGGAGTCGGCGAGTTGGCGGGAGAGTTCGATCATCTGGCGAACGTGGGGTCGGGTCATGTAGTCGAAGCGGAGAGGGAGGGCTTGGTAGGACTGTGGGTAGCGGGCCCAGAGGGTGGACCAGAGAGGGAGGTGTGGGTAGAGGCGACGGGCTTCGGAGGCGAGTCCGTCGATGCGGCGGCGGTTGAGGGCGTCGTCGGAGTAGCAGCGGTAGAACGAGACGACGGCGGCGTCGAAGAGGTTGCCGATGCCGTTGGGGGCACCGGGGAATGGGGCGACGAAGACGGCGTCGTTGGTGTCGCGGTAGGCTCGGAGCCAGGCGGGGTCGTTGTCGGGGTGGAAGGTGCCGATGATGGACTGGTAGGTGCCGATCTTGGCGGAGGGGCAGGCGGAGCGGATGAGGTAGACGGTGCGGGCGATGGCGGCGGCGAAGCGGTCGCGGTTGGGGTGTGGGGCGAGGTTTCGGCCGGACCAGTCGATCATGCGGTGGAGCCACGGTTCGAGGTCGAGGAGGACGGTGGCGTCCTTGGGGAGCCCGCGGCCGAGTCGGTGGGCGCCGGCGGCGTTGACCTTGGCGGCGTCGGCTGGGCCGTCGTAGAAGCCGTTGCCGAGGTAGAACATGGGGACCATGCCGAGGTCGGAGGAGAACGGCTTCTGACCGTTCTGCCCGGGCGCCCGGGTCGCGGAGTAGTCGAGGCAGTCAAAGGACTGGAAGGGCATGGCGTGTCCTTGCTGGCAAGGGCGTGATGGGCAGCGGATCCATGAAGAGCACGTCGAGGAGTTCGCCGTTGGGCGTGTCGGTGGCGATCGCCGCGATCTCGTCGTCGGAAGTCTCACGCACGCCCCACCCCCGTTGGCTAGAGCTCGTCGGCGATGATCCTCTGACAGTTGGCGATGATGTTCGTCTCGTCACGATCGCCTCGGCTGGTCGTGAACGTCAGCCAGTACGCGCCTGAGACCTTGGGCGGCATTTCCTTCTCGTGTTCCCACGACAAGCCCTTGCCAGTCGATGAGTCTTTCAGGCTCGGGACGCTGATGTGTAGCTGCTCGTCTTGGGCCTCGTTCCCGTGGATCGTGAGGCGGTAACGGGCGATACGGAGGTTCCAGTCCTCGTGGATGTGACCGCTGACAACGATGTCCGCGTCGGGCGTGTACGCGGCCCGGCGCTTGACCTTGAGCGTGCCGAATGTCATCTCGCCACCACCGCCCGCGCCGTGGCACCAGTACATGTTCTTCGACCGCTTGCACGAGTCTCGGATCGTGAACTGCCAGCGGACCCACCCGCGATAGCCACCGGGGACGATCGTCTTGCCCGTGCGGTGGCGAAGTTCCTGGCACAACCGCGTTGTGAGGTTTGTGCCCGAGTGCTTCAGCACGGACGTTTCGTGGTTGCCCATGCCGATGTAGGCGAGCTGGTCCGCGTATGGCTCGTACACGTCGGCGGCGGTGTTCACGAGTCGGTCGAAGTAGTCCTGCCCGTCCAAGTCCGACCGCGTGCTGCCCTTCGCCGATCGCTTGTCGTGCGGCCCTTGCATGGCGTCGAAGGTGTCGCCGAGCTTGATGATTGGGGCGTTGGCTTCCTTCGCCGCGTCCAGAATCTTCCGGTGCGTGCGGTCGAGGTGGCACTTGCTGTCGATGTGAACGTCGGCGAGTAGCAGGGCTTTGAAGTGGCGGGCGCCGGCGGGGAGTCGCACGTTGACGATCGTGCAGACTTGGTTGACGGGCTCGATCTTCCACGATGCGGGCATGCTCCCCCCTGGTCGTTTGTTAGTGTTTGGTGCGGCCGAACCAGTTGTAACGCTCGCCGCGGGACCGATCGCGGTTCCGGCGGTCGAGCCAGATCTTGCGGGCCTCGTCGGAGGCGGAGACGGCAATGCGAGCGGGGTCGATGCGGGTGGTCTCGGACCAGTCGCCGAGGATCTGGCCGAGGACGTCGATGTAGTCGTCGTGCTCAAGGCACCCGGGCTCGCGGGTGAGGCGAGTCACCTGCCGCTGGAACTCGGGCATGGCGGCGATCTGGGGGGTGATGACGACGCGGTGGTTGCCGAGGAAGGGCTCGACCTGCTCGATGATGCGGAGTTCCTTCTGGCCGGTGGTGTGCTTGGTCTCAACGACGCACGACCAACCCTCGGGACGGGCGGCGTTGCCGACCTCGATCTTGAGGCGGTTGCAGGCGGTCTGGAGCATGTTGGCGTAGGTGTCGCCGCCGAAGTTGGTCTCGACGGTGATCGTCTGGACGTTGGCGTCGCGAGCGATCTCGGCGAGCTTCTGCATGTTGTAGTCGGTGCCGCCGCCCTTGAGACCGCCCAGCCGCTTGAGGAAGATGAAGCCGTTGAGGTGGCTGGCGACGGCGTAGGCCGTCACGTCGGCGCCGCGACCGGCCTGATCGACCCGCATCTTGGTCCCGGTGTAGCGGGCGACGTTCTGATCGATCGAGAAGGGGGCGTAGAAGCGGTCGTCGCCGAAGCCCAGCGACTTGATGTCGAGGGCGGTGGAGCCGGTGTTGGTCCGCGTGCCCCACGCAAGATGAATGGGGGCGACCAAGTTGTCCATCTCGTAGACGATGAAGTTTCGGAGTTTGAGCGGGTAGCGGTCGGACTCGCCGAGGGTGCGGACGATCTGGCACTCGCGGAGCCATTCGGACCGCTTGGCCCGGCGGTCAGAGACGTCCTCTTCGGTGAACCGGTGCGGCAGGAGGCACCCGTCGGACTTGCGGTAGCGGCCAGCGGCGATCATCTCGCGGACGGTCGGGGCGAGCGGGAAGTTGATCTCGCCGGGCTCGGGGACGCACAGGGGGTAGGTGCGAACGTCGAACCCTTCTTCCTCAAGGTCGTTGATGATCGTCTCTTCGTGCTTGGGCGTGATGAGGTAGACGATCTCATTGGGGTCGACGGGCCCGCCCTCTTCGGGGGGGCGTGAGGGGAAGAGAATGTTCACGAACTCGCCGCACATGCGGCGGAGTTCGGTGCGGGCGGCGAGCGTCGTGGTGTTCTTCTTGGTCTCGACGTCGTCGGCGACGATGGTGTGGGCGCGGTTGTTCTCAAGCTGACCGCCGATGCCGATGGCGAAGAACGACGGCTGTCGGTCGATCGTGGAGCATCCGACGTTGAACTTGATGATGCTGTCGAGCCCGGCCGGGGCGAGGTGCCGGAGGAACGGGACGGTGTTGAACCACGATCGAAGCAGGGTCGAGGTCTTGTTCGCGGCTTCCTGCGACTTGGAGACGTAGATCACCTTGCGGTTGGGGTCGCGGAACCACGCCCGGGCACACTTGCCGGCGGCGAGGTAGGACTTGCCGATGCCGCGGGTGCCGGCGATGACCCGGCGCCGGGGCCCGCTGTCGAGGTAGTCGATGAGGTCATACTCAACCTCGGAGAGCGGGGCGCGGCCCTTGCCGTCCTCGGTCTCGCTTCCGATTTCGAGCCAGAGCTCGCGGAAGAAAAATCGGGCGTCGGCGTAGAGCAACGCCTCGTAGTCGGTTGTCATGGGTGATCAGGCTGACTCGATCTCGGTGCCGTCCTTGTCCTGCATGGGCGGCGGTCCCTTGTCGCCGTGCACGAGTTTGAGTCGCTGGGCGACACGCTGGGCACGCTTGGCGAGATCGCCGGCGGCGGTGCCGCTTCGGGCGGGGTCTCCGACGCCGAGCATCTTGAGGCGTGCCATGACGACTTCGAGGAGCTTGGCGTCGGGCGTGACCCTGACGACGTTGCCGTTGCCGTCTGCTTTCTCCTGCCCCTCGTCCAGCACTTTGATGAGGAGTTTGTCGAACGAGTCCTCAAGCTGCTGGCGGTCGTCAGCGTTTGGACTGCTCGGGGAGATTGAGGTAGTTGGCGAGTCGGTCGATGGCGCCGAACTGGTTGATGGCGTTGGGGATGAGGGCTCGCTTGATCGTCTGGAGATCCGCTTGGGAGAAGTCATGGTCGTCTCGGAGTGCGGGGTTGATGATCGCGCCGGGGACTTTGCTGAGTCGGCGGGCGTAGTCGAGGACGGGCACCTGGACGGACGGGTCGATGCCGCTGGTCCGCATGGCGGAGAAGACGGCGTCCTGACCGCCCAGTGCGAGTCCGGTGTCGGCGATGCGGGGGAAGAGCGAGGTCCACGAAGACCGGCCGACGGCGGCGGCGAAGATCTTGCCCGGCGCCAGACGCTCCTCGCGATACTTCTGCGGGTCGTCCTGCGACTGCGAGTCGGCGTAGACGCGGAGCATGTAGAGCGTGCCGACCAGGGCGGTGTTCGCGGCCATGATCTGGAACGCCTCGGGGTCCTTCATGCTGACCGCCCAGCCGAGCTTGGCACGGGTCGATGCGACCATGAAGTTGTTGAACTGGGCGAGAGGCTTGGCCCACTCTTCGCTGAGGAACGCCGGCATGCCGTTGAGATCGGTGTCCACGAACTTGCGGCGGACCTCAAGACGGATCGAGTTCATCACGGCGGCTCGTGCGGCGAGGTCGTCCCAGTTCTCGACCTGCATGTCCACGATCGTCGCGCCGACGGAGTTCTTGAACGTCGTGTGGTACTTCTTGCCCTGATCGATGATCCGCTGGACCATGTCGGGCTGATCGGCGAGGCCGGACGGGAGCAACGCCCGACGGCCGGGAACCTTGCCCGACGCCGCCCACTGGCCCCAGCGGTCCTGGATGCCGTGGAAGGCCAAGAACTCGCCCATGTCCTGCGTGATCTCTTGCAGGCTGATCTTCTGGGTGAAGTTGGTCGCGATGCCGGTGGCTCGTTCGGCCTTTTCGAGACCGCGGCCGTAGGCGGTGCCGCTCTTGGTCGGGGCGCCGAACTCGGCGATGGTGTTGAGGCGACGCTGGCCGGCGTTGATCGCCATGCCGTAGTAGTCCGCCATCCGCATCATCTTGGCGTCGATCTTGCCGTCCAGGGCCCGCTGGCGGATCTCCGCGAGGTTGGGCATGGCCTTGAGCATCTTCGGCCCGAGGGCGGTGAACATGGCCGACAGGGGCTCGGTGAAGTTGGTCAGTCCGGTCCACGCCGACGACAGGCCCATCGCCTGCACGGTGTTGCGGGCGACGCGGCTGAGGCGGACGGCGTTCACGACCCACGGCTTGCTGGCGTCGTAGTGGGGCAGGCCGAGGATGTTGCGGCCCATCGTCTCGATGAGTTTGGCTTCGGTCTCGATCTTGTCGCGGTTGACGCCCAGTGATTCGGCCTCTGTGCGGTAGCGACGGATCAGGTCGTCCAGCGACGACATCGGCTCGATCGGGTTGGTCTCGGGCTCGATGCCGCGGAGGGTCGTCGCGAGCACGCCGCTGCCGAGCGCCCGGCGGGTGTAGTTGCGGGAGAGGACGTACAAGTCCTTCTCCATCATGTCGCGGATCTTGAGCTTGCTGCCGTCGGGCATCGGGTGCTCGTAGGCAACGTCGAGCGGGATGCGACGCTTGAGGTTGGTCGGGGCGTTGGTGTCGCTCGCCCGCTTCTTGAGCTGCTTTTCGAGCTTGGCCCGCTCGACCGGGTCGGCTTCCTGCTGGATTCGCTTGAGGATCTTGACGTCGTCCGCGGCTGGCGCCATCTGCTCCAGCATGTCTACGGCCCGCGCGATCATCGCGTCGTCGGCGCCGACCGAGCGGAGGGCGTCGACGACCGCGACATCGAGCGAGACGATCCGAGCATGTTCGCCCCTACTAACTTGACCGCCGCTCTTGATGATCGCCTTCGCCATCGACCGGATCAGCGTCTCGTCACCCTTGGCGAAGTTCCGGCCCATCTTGACCATCTGCGACCGGATCGCGCCGGCGTAGGCGTCGATCATCGGGTCGAGCCCGTGCTTGCCGACGTTCTCCTCGATGAGCGAGGCGATGTGGACGTGGGGGACGTAGTTGGGGTCGTCGGGCACGTCGACGGCGGAGTTCACGCCGGACCGCTTCTCGTAGTCCAGCATCTCCTTGAAGTTGGTGCGGACGGTATCGACGAACCGCCGAATCGCCGGCGGTGCGGTCCCGTTGCCGACGGCAATATCGAGGAACGCGGCGTCGTCGAACTGGTCCTTGGTGAGCTTGACGCCGTTCTTGGCAAGCTCGGCTTCGGCGGACACGAGCGAGTCGTTGACGGCTCGGACCTTCTTCTTGAACGTGAAGTCGATCCAGGTCGATGCACCTTCGGCGAGCGCGCCGTCGGACTTGGGCAGGAAGTCGCGGCCCCATGCGTTGCCGATCATGCGAGCCATCGGCGACTTGCTGTCGCCCAGCCGGAGGTTGATCGCCCGGAACGGCTCGGGCACGAACGCCCACTGCCCGCGTGCCGACGCGTCGTTGGCCGAGAACCGCCAATCGTCGCCCTCGGGCGCGATGGTCCAGACCTTGCCGTAGGGCGACTTCACGCCTGACGGATTCGAGGCGCCGACGGCCATTCTGATCTCGTCGCTGACGGCTTGGGTGACGCCTTCGTCCGGCGGGACCGGGCTGCCGGCCCGCTTGATTGCTACGTCGTCGAAGGGCTCGTTCACAATCTCGATCGCGTCGGCGACGCGGCGGTTGTTGAGATCGGGGTCGAGCTGGGTCTTGAAGTACGCCTTGCCGTCTTCGCTGAGGGTGAACCCCGACGCGGCGACGTCGCCGTACTCGGCGTCTCGGATCATCCAGCGGACCGACTTGTCCATCGCCGCGGCGGACTCTTTGGAGATCGCGCCGCCGAACGCGCCGAGGAGGAACCCGACGCCGGTGCTGACGGCGACCTGGTGGGCGTCGGCGTCGGGGTCGAGCGAACGGACGACCGGCGTGGCGACGGCCTGTGACGAACCCTGAGCGAGCGCCCGGGCGAGACGACCGCTCTGGGCGGTGAAGCCCGACGCGACGCCGCCGAGTCCGCCGCCGAGGGCCGCTTCCATCACGGCGAACGGGTCGCCGGTCGGCTGCTGCGACTGACGGAACGCCTCGATCGATCCGAACGCCGTGCCGGAGATCAGGCCGGTGCGGGCCAGTGCGACCGCTCGGGCGGTCTGCGTGCCTTTGGCGAGGAAGCCGTAGCCGCCGGTAAACGCGCCCGCCGCGAACATGGCGGGGTCGGTGAAGTCGGCGAGGATCGCGCCAGCGATGCCGGAGATTCCCGACTTGGCGATCTCGGTGCGGTTCTGGAGGCGGAGGAGGTTCTTGACGTGGATGTCGCGGAGGTGTTCGTCGCTCACGGCGTCGCCGTAGGCGGGCCAGAGATCCTGCGGGACTTCCTGTAGAAGCGGGCGGACCTTGGCGTCGGTCAACTCGAAACCGGGCTGGCGTTCGTATCCGCGGCCTGCGGCAAGCTCAATCGCCAGGAACGTCGGCGTGTTCTGCTTCGCCCGGTTGAACGCGTCAAGGAACCCGGCTCCGGCCTCGGGCGTGAACGGAACGCGGCCCGGCGCGTCGAGGAGGCCGGTCTGAGCGGTCGAGGTGGTGAGTTGGCTCATGGGTTAGTTCACGCGATTGCCGGAACGCTTCGGCTCGGGGATGTTCGCCATCTTTTCGAGCAAGTTGCGGAGCTTCACCGGGCCGTCGATGAGACCCTGCACGCCGAGGTCGATGCGGAGCTTTTCGAGCTGGTCGTTGCTGAACTGCCGACCCTCTTCCGGTCCGGTGACGGGCCGACCGAGCGTGTCCACGATCTCCCAGCGATTGCGGTTCTGGTTGTACTCGAACGCGAGCGATTCCCGCTTGAAGTCCTTCTGTGACGCGACGTACTTGCCGATGATGTGGTCGCCGAGTGCTGGCAGTTCCGCCCTGGTCTCAAGACCAAGACCTTGTACCGCTGTCCGCGTCCAACGTCCATTGATGACCGCGCCCATCGACTCCGCGTCGGCCTTGGCCTTGTTGAGTGCTTCGGTCGCGCTTGTGCCGGGCAAGTAGTACGTCGCCCGGTCGCGGATGAAGCTCATCACGTCGCCGATGTTGTTGGCGCCAGTCTGGACGGCCGCGCGTTCAATGTCCGGCATCGGAATCCGCTGCTCTATCTCGACCATCGTCCCGGCAGGCGGGTTGATCGCACGCTGGGCGACGCGAAGGGCGGTGAGCGGGTCGTTGGTGTTGGCGAGTGCGGCGACCGCAGCGCCGTAGAACTTCCGCTCCTTCTCGGTGAGAAGACTGTCGAGGAACGCCGGCTGCTGGGCCTTCATCACGCGGTAAAGTCCGAATGTTTCGGAGACGTAGGCCGGAACTTTGTCGGACTGTTCCAGTTGCTCGGCCGACATGAGCACGGCGCGGAAGCGGCCCTGCCATTCGTGAACCGGCAGGGCGTGCATGGCCGCTTCGTTGACCTTGGCGCTGAGGTTGAGGGCGGGGTCCGTGATCGTCCGGTCGATCTCGGCGAAGATGCTCGGCTTGGCCGCGGCCCGAAAGTCGTTGCCGGTGAGTTTCACTTCTTTGTCGCCGGACTTGAAAGTCACGTCGCCGATCGTGCCGAGCGGGACGGAGTTGCGGTTGGCGACGACCGAGGACAGAAACGCCTCCTGCTGACGCTTGATGTCGGTCTCGATCGCCTGCTTGCGGAACTGCTCTTGTCCGCGGGCGAACTCATTGATGAGCTTCGTCGCCCGTTCGGGATCAGTCTTGGCGATCTGGTTGATCACGCCGACCTGGTCGTCGGTCTGGCCGTTGAGCCCGGCCGCGTAGTACTGCTGCTCAAGCTCGGCCATCGCCTTTGTCTGCATCGCGGCGTCGCGTTCGGCGACACGGCTGTTGAGCATCTTGCTCACGCCCGGCGACAGTACCTCGCCACCCTGACGAATGGCGTCGGCGACGATGTCGGCCGGTGCCCCGCTGTCGATGAGTTCGGTGATTGTTCCTGCGAGAAGGGCCGACTGCTTGTTTTGCTGCTGGAGCGACACGGCCTGAGCGGAGTTGCGAAGCGTGGCGACCTCGCCCGCAAACTCGCCCTGCGGGATCGACGACGCGATCATGTCGAACTTTGTGGTGTCGCCGCTCTCGGCCGCGAGTTTGAGCGCGGGGAGCACGATCGACGCACGGGCTGCACGATCGGTCACGCCGAACTGAGCAACGGCGGACTGGACGGTTGCGTTGATGTCGTCGACCGACTTGGCGGTGTAGACGCCGTCGGCGAGAATCGACATCGTTTCCTTGGCCGCGACTTCTTTGTCGGTGGCGAGCTGCGACGCCAGGGTCCGAGCAAGATGCGGTTCCATGATCGAGCGGTACTGCTCGACGTAGTCCTCGTCGGCGACGCCGGTGTTGGCGAGCTCGCGGTTCACGAGCTGCGTGGCGAACTCGCCAGCACGCGTTCCTTCGGGGACTTTGATCTTGCCGGCGGCGATGTCTTCGGAGTAGCGGACAGCGTCAAGGCGACCGTGCCGGGCCGCGATCGCTGCGTTGGCTCGGCCGACGATGTCGTTGTTCCGCTCGACGTCGCGGATCTGGCCCTCGCGAACCGACGCGGCGGCGCCGAACGCCTGACCCACGAGACCAAAGATCTGGTTCACGGTCTGAACGTCGGCGGCAAGCTCGGACGTCACCGGAACGATCGGGGCTCGCGGGATGTCAACCTGCACCGAGGGCGTGGCCGTGAGTGCCGCGGCTGACGTGTCGTACCGCGAGCGGACCACGCTGGTCGCGTTCGCAAGCTCGTTGGACCCGAAACTCGCCATCAGAGCGTCCCTCCGGTTCTGTTGTCGGCGACCGGCGTCTTGGCCGCGGGGATCGGCTTTGACAGCGACTCGGTCGCCTGGTAGATGCCTAGCCCGGTCGAATAGCCCTGCAAGCCGCCCGTGAGGAACGCCGCACCGACCGACCGCTTCTGGCTCTGGAGCTGGTTGATCTGGCTCTGCAAGCCAAGCCGGAGCGAGTCGAGGTTGTTCTGGTAGTTCGTGTCGATCGTCGCCATATCGATCGCCCCGCTTGCGGCGGCTGCGGCGTCCAGCATGGCGGCGTTGCCGCCGAACCCTGTTCCGTTCTCTGCGGCGGTCGCGGCGATCTTCCCGCGAAGCTGGTCGATCTGCTGACGCTTGCGAAGCTGCTCGACGGCCCGGCTGTCGGCAAGGGCTTTCGCCTGGGCGTCGGCGCTCGCCATCGCGTTGTCTTGGGTCTGCCTGATCGCCCGGTTCTGGCTGGAGGTGCCAGCCGCGCCGAGCGCGGCGAGACCGCCGGCGATCCCGAGAGAGATTGGGTCAAATGACATGGTTAGTCGCGTCGTTTGTTGTCGTCGAGCTCGAAGAACACGCTGGCAATCAGAACACGCTTGGGTTCGGGCATGGTGATGCGGTACACAGACTTGTCGGCGTTGCCGTTGAGCCTTGCTCGGAATCGCCCAGTCGATTCGGCGTCCGCGGAGTTGCCGTCGCTGAACGTTCTGGTTCGCGTATTGCGGTTGTCGAGCCACGAGTGTTCGACCGTGTACGGACCGCTCTTGTGGTGCGACACGTCAACGTGCCGAACCTGAGCGTGCGACGTGAAGTCGGGATTCTGTCCCGGAGTGCCCGAGAACGGCCTCGTGAGCTGCACGGACGCGGGGAACGCGACTCCGATCACAACTGGACCGGCGGTGAAGTTGCCAGAAAGCGTCACGGTGTTTCCCGACGGAACGACCGGGTAGACCGTTCCGGCGTTGGCGCCGAAGTCGTCCCCGAGGATGAGGGTGTCCACCTTGGCGTCGGCGATCGGGAGCGTCCACGTCGTCGTGTCGGGCCCGCTCGTCGTGCCCGAGTGCGTCAACTGGTACTGACGATCAAGGAGGGGGGAGAACGAAGCCATGAAGTGGGTCCAGATAGAACGTGTCGCCATCCGATTCGGGGGCGTAGGTCGCGTCCGACGGAGTGACTTCCGACGTTCCGAGTTGGAGGGATGTTCCGAGGTTCATCGACTCGACTACGAACTGGTTGGCTGTCGTGGTCTCGGCGAGAATGAACACGGTGCTGTCGATGATCGCAATGTCGCAGATTCGATCGAGGTGATCGAACTTGAACTTCGACCACGCGCTCTGCACCCTCTGATTGGCGACCCAGTATTCCTTGTGGACGTAGAGCGTGTCGGGGTGGCTCGCAGTGAGAATCGCGGTCGTGCCGTCGATGCTGCTGGTTGCCTCGCGTTCGATGTCGCGTGGGATGAGGCCGACGACATGCTCGGAGACGTTCTCCGCCGTGTTGGAAACCTGAGTGTCGTCGTAGTAGTACTGGTAGACGATGCCCGAGTCCTTCGACGCTGTCGCAAAGACCACTCGATTCCCGAGCGTGGCAAGAGGGAGCGAAATGCTCGAATACGAAGTCGATTCGGTAAACGAGACGGTGCCGGGCTCAAGTGTGTCGGGCGACGACAACTGGAACTGCTTTGATGACTTGCAGAAAACGACCATGCCCTTGCGGAACGCGGCGAATCGATCGACGAAGTTCACGAAACTGCCGGACAGCGACACGTCGATCGGGTCGGTCGCGACGATTGAGCCTGCGGTGGCAAGGTCGTACCAGAAGTCAAAGAAGTCGCCAGTCTGTGAGGCGACGATGCGGTTGTTGATGCCGAAGAACAGTCGCTCACGGTGCACCACGAGATCGGCGATTGCTCGCGTTCCGTCGAACGACGTGAATAGCGGGTTAGTCGTGTTGGTCCCGCGAGACCCGCGGGCCTTCCACGTCTGCACGCCGCAAACGAACTTGAGCGGGCTGATCGAGGTTCGGGCAATGCCAAACGGGAACGTCGTTGCGGTGAGCGTCCCGGCGGTGTTGTTGCCTGCGAGCAAGACCTTGGTGTTCGCGACAAGCGAGAAGTCCGCTGCGGTGGTGATGCGGTAGTCGTCGGCGGTCGGGGAGCCCGATGCGAAGTAGGTCTCGGCGCCGGTGTTGGGCTCCACGATCCCCTCGGTGCCGTTGAGCGGATAGATGCGTGGCAGTCCGCCGGCCGACAGGATCCACAGGTACCGCTCGCTGCTGTCTCGCTGCGTCGCGTAGAAGCGGATCTTGTCCCCGCTGGCCCACTGCGACTGAATCGCGGCCGTCGCCGAGGTCGATCCGCTGTTGACGGTGCCTGCGGCGAACGTGCCGGCGGTGGTGCGGATCGTCAGGTATGTGGTCGATCCGTCGGTCACGACCGACAGGATCACGCCCGACTTGCCGCCCGACTGCGTGATCGTGTTGCCAGCGACGAACGGACCATTGGCGACCGACGTGCACGAGATTCGGAGGTTCCCGACCTCGACCATGAACTTCGTGCCGTTGCGTTTCATCGCCCCGAACTGGACCGAGAAGGCGACGTTCTCGGCGTCCTCGACCTGACCGGGCTGGCGAAGGTGCGGAGGCTGGGTTGAGATCCCGCCGAACAGTGCCGGCCGCTCAACCTGAATCTGCTCTGGCATGTCAACTCCAGTGGGTTGTTTGGCGGCGGTACGTCAAGTCCATCACGTCGGGCTGCTTGAGGATGTTGACCCGCACGATCTCCTGGTTCTGCTTGCGAGCCCGCATGCGGAAGCCCTGGAGTTCCTGCAAGAGCATCTGGTCGTCGGTCACGCCGCGCCGCTTGTACCGCTGGAAGCGGACGGACGCGTTCGCGACAATGTACTCGGCAAGCCACTCAGGAAGCGTCGTGAAATCGTTCTGGACGATGCGATCGACCTTGACGCTGGTGCTGAACGTGTCGGTGTTGTTCTCGGGGTCGTAGAGGAACCCGCCGACGTTGTAGAACTCGCGGGTCTCGTAGACGCCGGGGCGAACCATGAGCCACGACGACGGAACGACGTGCTTGGCCGACGTGATCGTGGCGACGGCGGTTGGGACGTTTCGGTTGACGGCGCCGCTGGCGATCGTGTGCCCAACGGTGGTGGTGAACGCCGTCGTGTTGAGCTTTTTGCCGTAGACGATGCCGCCAGCCTCGTAGTAGAAGGTCATGGTCGCGAGCGACGTCGCCTGCGTGATCGTGCTGCCGTAGGTGAACGTGCCGGTGCCGCCGGTCGCGGTCAAGGCTGTGTCGGGAATCTCGACGGTGATGTTGTTCTGGGTGTTCGGAGCCCAACCCTCGGTCTGAATCTGTTTGTCCGACTCGTTGAGGAAGGTCTCGGCTTCGCCGGCGTCGGATGTGCCGCCGGTGTCGAGTGCGGGAACCGGAGGGTCGCCAAGACCGCGAAGGATCCGGTTGACGGCTTCAAGTCGCTGCATGGTTTACCTTCCCTGCGAAGAGACGATCCGGCCGCTGGAGTCGCGGTAGGTCGTCCAGACGGCTTTCTTGACCACGCTGCCAACGTCGACCTGGTCGATCATCGGGATGATCGCCGCACACTTGGTGTTGGTGTCGGTCCACGAAGTTCCGTCCGCCGACGACGTGTACATGAACACGTCGGTGGAGCCGGTGCCGAAGAAGGCGTTGCGCTGGCCGCTCAGGGTCCACTCCAAGCAATAGAACTGCAACGCCGAGTTTGCGGTGGCGTCGGGCTTGAGGAAGATTCGCACCACGTCGCCAGCCGCAATCTCGGTTGCCGGAACGTCCACGTTTACGATGTTCTGAGCAGCGTTGGCGGCGAGGAACGTCCACGTATTGAACGAGGTCGTGCTGGTCGTCTTGAGCGTGGTTCCGTCGCTGGCGTAGACGTTCACGACGATCTCATGCGTCGCGTTCGCGGCCGGGCGATAGAGCAAGTTGACCGACTTGAGGCGGCACCCGAACTGCGCGTTCCACCGGATTCCGCGGCGGTTGGGATTGCTCGCCGAGTTCCAGTTGGTTTCGTTGGTCAGCAGCGGGACGTTGGACGTGTTGCTGATGACCGCGCCGGAGTTGTCGGACGCCCACAGCGTCGGCATGCTGCCGGTGTGCGACCACGAGCCGCCGACGAGGCTCGAGTAGTGCGGGTGGACGAAGTTCGTGAGCCACGTCTGATAGCCCGCCCGAATCGTGATCGTGTTGGTGGCGTTGAGGCCCGAGCCGGTCGTGCCGGTGCGGATCGTGATAGCGATGAGCTGCGGGGTCGTGCCGTTGTTGGTGTAGGTGTCAGCGAAGTCGTGCGAGACGACCGCGCCGCTGGTAACGGCTGACCCAGGATTGTCCTCGACGATCATCGGCGTGGAGCCGCTGCCGTTGCTGGTCAGGGGCGTGCCGTTGGGCCGACCGCCGTAGCCAGAGCCGCTGTTGACGACGCCCTCGATCGTGACGTTGTACGTCGGGGTGCCAGCGGGCGCGCCGCCGCCGACGATGTAGACCGATCCAATCGTCTCGCCGGGCTGCAACATGCAGATCGCGGCGACGACGTTGTTGGTCGCCGTCGCGTTGTTCATCGTGATCGTCGCGTGGGCGACGTAGGGGAACTGCGACAGCCGCATGAGCGGTGCAGATGGGATCGTGGTGAGTGCCATTAGCGGTCCTTTTGTGTGTGCTGGGCCTGTGCCGTCGTGCCGCTGGCGACAAACTTGATTCCAAGCCCAACCAGTGCGGTGATCGCGGCGGCAATCGCCGCACCGATCGCGGTGTTGACGCGGGCATTGCGGGCCTTGTCAGCCTCTTCCTTTTCGCGTGCCTGACGCTTCAACTCGGCCACCTGAAACAACAGCCCGCTTGACGGGTCGCCGTTGCCGGTGATGAACTTCTCGATGCGGTACTGCCCGTCCACAAGACGCCGAACGTCTTGGGCAATGAGGGCGAGTTCATAGCCTGCCGAGTGTTCGGTGGGGTCGCTTTGCGGGGCACTCACGCTTTGTCTCCGAGTCGGGCCTTTCGTTCGGCACGACGCCACGCCGCGTCGTAGTACGGGTTCATGCGAGCCGCGAGGATACGGTCGCGTTGGGCGTCACGGTGGGGTTCGTCGGCCTCGCGGTAGAGTTCGTAATCACGCTCGGCAGCGATGCGGGTGGGCTTGGGGATGAGCCATTCCAGCCACTTCACGCCAGCGAGGAACACGGCCAGCACGGGCCAGAACTTGATGGCGAAGATCGCGGCGGCAAGGATCGCGGCGAGGATGGTGAGGTTGCCAAGTGCCGACGCCCACCATGGGGCTGTGTCTTCAACTTTCGACAACGCTTCATGCACCTTTTTCGTTTCGTGGTTGATGTCCCGTGCGGACTGGGCAATCTTGTCAAACGACTGCACGGCAAGAGAAACGTCCTGTGGGTTGGTTTGCAACGCTGCTTTGCCAATGCGGGCGTCTTCACTGATTCTCTGGGCAAGTTCGTTGGTGTTGTTCGCGGCACGGGCGATGTCCTTTGTGCCGGACGTGCAGCCGCTCAGGAACACGAGCGCGATGAGAAACCCAGCCGCGAGTAGGCCGATGCCCACGCGGATCAAAGCAGACCGGATGTTCTTCGTCATGTGCTCTCCGTTCACGCGTAGAAGTCGCCAGTGCCGCGGGCGACCGCCTCCGCGAGCGTGATGCATCGGTACTCGCCCGACTTGATGAGCGGGTACGCCCGGTTCGTCACGGCGAGCATGTTCGCGTTCTCCTGCGAGCGGTTGGCGTGGCCGTAGAACACGGCGAGTCCGCCCTGTTCGTCGAGGATGTCGAGCGTCGCCAGCGAGACGGTCGACCCGTAGGGCGTCGCGTGCTGCACTTCCAGACAGTCGAGGTGGTTGGTGAACGACGACTGCTCGGCACTGGTGCTCGTGTGCGAGATGATGTCGATGCCGTTCTCAAGCAAGAGATCGCGCTGGTCCGGCGTCATGTTGCCCTGGTGCGACGCGTAGATCCGCGAGCCCTGCTCGAACCCGTTGTCTTGGAGCCACGCCATCGCGGGGTAGATGTGATACCGCCAGAAGTCCTCGGCCGAGACCTCACGCTGCTTGTAGTACGGGCCGACGGTGTCGCTGTCGCGGCGATCGCCCAGGAACTTGTTCCAGCCGTGGTTGCCGATCATGTGGCCCGACCGCTGCATCGCCAAGAGATCGGCCTTGGTCGCGTAGCCCGACTGCCCGACCATGCGGGGGTGGACGTGGAAGTTGCCGCGGATGCCGTGCTTGTCGAACTCCTTGGCGGTCAGGACGCAGTTGGCGTATCCGTCGTCGTCGCGGAAGGCGATGAACTTCTGCCTTCCGTCGTTGATGAGGAAGTGCATCGAGTCCAGCGTCATGTAGCAGGTGTTGCTTGCCGTCGGTTGGCAGTAGAGCCGGAACCACTTGATCCGCTTGAGATCGATCGACGTGCCGATCGTCGTCGCGGTGGGTTGGGCGTAGCAGAGGTTCCAGCCTGGTCCACAGACGGCGGACGAATCGAACTGCTGCCAGTTCGCCATTGTGATGTTGGTGTTGACGTTGTTGACGTCGGTGAGCCCGAGCGTGAGCTTGAAGACAGGTCCGCTCTGGACCTGCTGCTGAGCCGGATCGACGTAGACCATCGCGCGGATGGTCGGCATGATGTTCGTGCCGCCGGTGATGTCCACCGGGTTTGCTGTGTAGTCGTACCGAAGTTCCGACGACGTGCCAGAAAGCGACGTTTGCTTGATCGAATAGGGCTGCGACTCGCCGCTCTGGACTTCACCCGATCGGCAGTTGACGAAGTCCTTCTCGATCGTGCCGCTGATTGCGACGGCGGCGGACGCGTCGATGAAGTCGAACGGCAAGACGTGCGAGCATCGGAACCCGGCTTTGCGGACGCCGCGGGCCGTCGAACGCTGGCGGAACTGGAGCGACGGCGACAGCTTGTAGGGGTTGTCTTCGACGCGGAAGACGCCGCGTTGGACGTTGGAGATCGACGTGCCGACGGTGACGGCGACGGCGCGGTACTGGTCCATCGCCGGGACCACGAGCACGCCGCTCTCGGTCATAAAGCCGAGGATGGTGTGGGCCGACTGCTCGTCGTTGCGGCCTTCAATGCGGAGGAGCCCTTCGCCGCTGAACTCGGCTCGGATCGGAACCGTCGCCTCGGTCGCGTTGCTGCGAACCCAGTTGCCGGTGCCCGGCGCGGTGAATCGTGAGGCGAGGATCATGCGGCGTCTCCCAATGAAAAAGCCGCGCCCGGTGTCCCGGACGCGGCCTTGGTGATGTTGTTCCCGATCAGACGTTCTGGGCGGTGTCGCCGAGGGACGTGGCGGTCAGGAGGAGGTGTCCGTTCACAGTCAGCGTGCGGCTCGAAGTAATGTCGTTCGAGGTCGCGACGTTGAAGATGATCGCGTTCGCCGTGGAAGTTCCGTTGAGCAAGCCGACCACGGTGGTCGTGCGAGCCTGGAGAACTCCAACGGAACTGGCCGTCATTGCCGCCGCGGTCGACGGGATGATGTTGGCCTCGGTCGAATCAAGCGTGGCGTCTGCCGTGTTCGCGACGGTGCCGACCGAGATCACCATGTTGGCCGAAGTCAGCGACGCGCCGTCAGCGGTAATGCTGGTGATGCGAAGCGTGCCGCCGAGGATGTAGTCGAGACCCTTGGGGAATGTCGCGAGCGTGACGTTGCCGACTGCCAGCGACGAGCTGGAGCGGGTGAACGTCACCGGCATGTTCACAAACCTGATGACGTACTGGAACTCGTTGACCGGGGCCACCGAGAGCTGCACGCCGGAAGTGGTGGACGTGGGGACGTCGTTGTTGGGGTTCGGACGATTGACGACAATCGTCGGGTTTCCTGAAATGCTCATGTGTGATTCCTTGTCTGGCTGTGTGGTTGGTGAATCAGGCGCTGATGACTTCGATCGAACCCACGAGGTAGGTGTCGAGCGGGTCGAAACCGCAATGAGCGGTCACGGCGACGCCGTCGCTCTGGTACTCGAACAGGTACGCCGTCTCGACGTCGATCGGGCCGACCTGACGCATGCCGACGGGCGCTGTGCCCTCGGGTCCCTTGAAGACAGCGACAGCGACAGGCTCGCCGGCGCCAGCGGCATTGGTGCCGTAGGAGTAGTTGCCCCAGTACTTCGACGGGTAGCCGGTCGCGCCCGACGCCGAGTTGATGTTCGACGTGCGGATGCGGTCGGTGCCGGGAACGACGTAGATGTCGAAGTTGGCGATCATGCCGATCGCCGAACGCTGCATGTTGTTGACCGAGCGGTCCTGGTTGTACCGCTGGTCGAACAGCGTCGGGTCCTGCTGCAACGCGAGGGCCGCGTTGGGGGTGATGTAGAGCTTCGCGCCGTCCTCGGGCAGATCACGCTGACGGGCGAGGAGGCGGAGGTTGTCGATCTGGAGACGCAGAGCGGCGCCGCCGTTGGCCGTCGCGGGGAACGCGCCGGACGAGCCGTAGACGCTGCTGGCGTTCGTCACCTGCACGCGGTTCGCGCCGCGGTGCAGGGTCAGGTTGCCGTTGCTGTCGGTCGCCTCCGTGGTCTGGCGGCTGGCCTTGTGCAGCGCGAGGAACGCGCGACGGTCAAGTTCACGCATGGTCTCATCGACCGCGCCCTGGACGATCGGACGGAAGGGCTCGAACTCCGAGATCCGGCGAAGGTGCTTCGGGATGTAGTGGGCGATGCTGATGGGGCGATCGTCCAGTTTGATCTCGATCTGCTGGAAGCCGTAGGCCGAACCCTGCAAGCGCGAACCGAACTCCATCGCGATGTCGGGCCGCGGCGTCCACGCCTTGCGGAAGAAGACGCTGGTGGTGCCGGACGACTCGACCTTGCGAAGAATCGCCTGCGAGTCGTTGACAAGGATGGGGGCCGTGCGGAAGGCTTCGGCGACCATCGCGCTGCCTTCCTTGCGAAGCGTGAGAGCGAAATCGTCGGTTCCGCTTCGGAGGAAGGGAACGGTGGAAATGGACATGTGTTGACTCCGGGGTTGATTGCGTCAGTGAGAACCGCTTTCAGCCGCGAAGTCCGCGCGCAAGGTGTCGATCACGAGTCGCGGGCCGTTGCCGGGTGTCCGCGAATCGCTTTCGGCTTGAACTGGACTTTCGTGCTCGGTCGTCGTCGCGCTCTCGGCCTCTCGGCTGTGCTGCGACGAAACCTGGAAACCGCCCGCCGACATTTCTGCCGGCGGGTCGGTAGGAGGAACGGTGGCTCGGTGATTTATGTGGTGGGCGTGACCGGCTTGCCGTTCGTCTTGGCTGGCTTCTCCGACGACTTCTCGGCGAGCTGCTTCTGGAGCTCTTCGACCTTCGCCTTGAGTTCGTCGGTCTCGGTGGTGATGCCGTTGTTGTCAGGGAGTCGCGTCCACGCGTCCTCGAACGCCTTGTCGTCGCCGACGCCAAAGCCCTGACACAGAATCTTGCCGGTCGGCCCGTGCTTGATCGACATGCGGATCTTGCCGGCGTGCGGGCCGTTGCCCATGAAAGACGAATCGACGACAAGCTCGCGGTCGCGAAGAAGCGACGCTTGGGTCGTGCTGATGAAATGAGTGCTCATGCGTGTTCCTTACTGGAAGCGGAGGAGAACGTGCTCGGGCGTCGCGCGGAAGATGGCCTCGGCCTCTTGGTCTCCCTGGCGGCGACGACGCTGGATGTTGATGAGGTCTTCGGCGGATGAGATCTGCCGCGGTGCCGTGACGTTGCCGCCGGCGAGGAGCGGGGCGATCTTGTCGGCTCCGGTCTTGCGGTCGTACATCGACCGAATCTCAAGGGCCGCGCCTTCCCACAAGTCGGGGTCTTTGAGGCGACGGTCGAGATCCGCGACGACCTTCTCGGGCAAGGTCTTGACGAACTCCATCACGTTCTTCGCCTGGTCGTCGCCGCCCATGATCGAATCGAAGCGGGTCTTGACCTCGCTCTGGAACTTGGCGTGAGCCTCGTTCCTGAGCTTGAACGCTTCGTGTGCGGTGGCGAACTGGTCGTCGATGACCTTCTTGGTCGCCCCGGGGATCGCCTTCTTGATCGCCGCGTAGTCCGCGTCCGAGAGTTTGCCGTCCTTGGCAAACTTCTCAGACACGGCTTGGAGGTCAACGCCTGCGGTCTTGAGAATCGTGCCGTAGTCGGCGTCGTCGCCGTACTGCGGTGCGGCCGGTGCTTCTGGCGGCTTGGCCGGTGCTCCGGCGACGTGGTTGTAGAACGCGATGGCGGCGTCACGGCTGGCGAACGTGCCGCCGTCGCCGTAGAGAACCGCCTTCTCGGGGAGTGGAACGCCGCGGCTCTTGAGGAGTTCGCCGAACCCTTGCTGGAACGCCGCCTCGTCCTTGTACTTGCCCGCGATCAACTCGGGGGCCTTGGGTGCTTCCGCCGTCGGCGCCGTTGACGCCGCGACTTCTTGATCTGCCATCACCGTCTCCGTTCGTTACGCCGGCTGGAGAGCCTGCTGAGCGCCTTGCTCGGCGATGTTCCCTGCCGACTGAATCAACTGCTGCGTCGCCTGCTGGCGAGCTATCGCCTGCTCTGCGGCGCGACGCTCCTTCTCCACCATCTCTCGGGACTTCACAAGGCCCGGAGCGTCGAGAGACTGCATGCGGACGATCATGTCGAGGAGGATGTTCTGATCGATCCGTTGCAGGATTTCGGGGTTGAACTGTGCGACCTTGGCGACAATGTCCATCGTCTCCAAGACCGTTGCGAGCTTCTGGCGACGACCGATCGCCTCAAGCCCGGTCGTCGTGCTGATCTGCGTCACCCGCTGCAAGTCGGGGTGAATGAGTCGCTGCACCTTCATCTCGTCCAGAAGGGCCGACACGAGCGGGATCTGGTTCTCTTCGCCGATCGCCGAGAAGACGCCGCCGGTCAAGCCCTGCAACTGTTCGAGCATGACCTTCCAGCCGAAGCTGTGGCGTCCGGCCTCGCCCTGCGGAGCGGAGTCGCCTTCCAGGAGCATCGCCTGCCCGAGCGACTTTGCCAGTCGCTCCATGACGACGTTGACGATCTGGAAATCGGGCATCTTGTCAACCTTGAGGTAGCCGACGTCCTGCACGATGCCGTTGACCACGCGACCGTCAAGAATCGCCTCGCCCGAGGGCTTGGTCAGATCCTTGGGGTTCATCTGCGTCTGCGAGTCGAGGACCGGGTTGATCTTCGACGCTGCGGCCGCGAAGTCGAGCGTGCGGCCGGTCAGGGCGTCGAACGCCGCGAGATCGGCCTGGTTGAGCTCAATGAGCCCGCGGCCGTAGTTCTCGCCCGGGGGCAGCTCGTAGGCCGTCGCGTAGTACCGGCTCTGATCGTGCTGGACGTTGCCGATCTCTTTGCCGTTGATCTCTTGGGTGACGACCCACTTGCGAACGACCGGCTGATACTCGATCAGCGTGTAGAGGTCCACGTCCTCGGCGTTCTCGTCGATCTTGACGCCGGTCTTTTCGATCTGCTCGGGCGTCAGCGTGAGCGGGCTGACCTTCTCCCAAGTTATGAAGCGGAGCACGGTGCCGCTGCTGTCCCGCTTGGTGACGTACTGGTCGCGGCGGAAGACACGGATGCGGAAGTCGCTGGTCAGTTGCTCCAGCGTGTCGCCGGTGATGATGCACTGGTCGATCGAGACCCGCTTCTGGGCCCGGAACGACCGCGAGATTCCAAGCCCGGATCGCTTGATGTGGGCGGACTCAAGCAGCGCCATAGCCTTCAACTCTTCGATGAAGAGCAAGTTCCGAATCCGCTGGTACTGCTCGTCGGGGTAGGAGTAGCGGAGCTTCGGGGCGAGATCGAGCGTGAAGAACGGCTCGCCGGCGGGGTACAGGATCGCCCCCATCTTGCCGCTGAGATTCGTCACGCCCATTTGAGCGATCGACGTGTAGGACTGCTCCAGCGAGTCGGTGTCGGTCTGGCCGATCGGAGGCAGGAACCACGGCTTGCTGTGGGCGGCGCACCAACGAGCACGCTCAAGGACCGCTGATCGAGCGTTGTGCTCGTTGTTCCAGCGATCAGCGATGGTTTTGGAGGGCATGGTCTATCGGGGAATGAAGAGCCCTGTGCCCGGGGTGTCCCGGGGCGTGATGATGAAGGCTTCGGTGCCGCGGCGGCGCCGTGCACGATCGGCGGCGGCGGCGGCCGCGGCCTCCTGGTCGGCGACCAATCGTGACGCGGCGTCGGCCTCGTACTGCGATCGGTTCTGCTCAATCTGGCGAGCGATGTCTTCTTGGCTTGGCCCTTTCGGGGCTCCAAGACCCAAAGCGCCGAGTGCGTCGCCAGTAAAGCTCATGGTTTGAGATTCCTCAGAAATGCCCGCATGTCGGCGGCGACGGCACGCTTGCCGGATCGCCACAGGTACTCGTTGGGGTTCGCCAGCGTGTCGGGGCAGACGTGGATCACTTCGTAGCGGTCCTCGATCCACGCGGCCATAGCCTCAAACTGGCTTGGCGAAACACCCGGAGGCAGCGTCGAAGACGGCCTCGTGGATCGCGGCTGGGCGGATGTGTTCATAGAGGTCCTTGCAAGTGACGACCGACCGCGGCACGTCAACCCCGCACGCGACTAGGTACTCAGACACGCGATCGACGCAGTTGTTGACTCGCGGCCATCGCCCGCCCGAGTAGAAGCGGGTCAGCGACGCCGGCACGAGCCACGTCTTGGTCTTCGGGTTGACCGGCCACTCCAACGGGTTGACCGGGTTCGGACACGGGATGACGACCGCGGCCAACAGCCACGGGTATCGCTCCAGCACGGCGTCGTAGCGACGGATGTCCTCGCCCCGAAAGCTCGGGTCAAAGACGCCGCGACGATCGCCCACCATGCAATGCCCGGCGGGAAACCGCGACAGAACCCTCGCCAAACTGTCTGCGAACCGAAAAGGGTGCCCGGCGGCAAAAAACACCGTCAGACCCAAAACCGTAGAATCCCGCATCTACAGACACGCCAAACATAACTCAAACGCTATGAAAAGAAGTAGGTGGAACCGAGCACTTCTTCGACATTGAAGTCGCCCTTTTCCGGCGGGTCTTCGATCGTCAGGTGGGGGTACTTTCCACGCCAGTATCGCACGGCCATGTCGAGCGGTCGCATGTCCCGATGGAGGGTGACGAACGTCTCCCGGGCGATCTCCCCGAGCTGCCGGCCGTGCTGGGCGTGGGTCTTGTAGCAGTCGTGCACGCCCGCGAAAGCGATGCCCGTCGCGTTGCATCGATGAGCCGCCATGAACAGGTGGGTCGAATCGACGCTGTGGATGAAGTTCGGGGCGCACGCCGTCGCCTGCTTGGTCGGGTTAGTCGGCAGGCCGTCCAGCCGAATCCGCATCCGTCCCATCTTCGTCGTGATCGTCGCCATCTTGTCCCGCTTGTAGGGCTGGATGACCGGGAACCCGAGCGGCGTCACCCAATCGACCAGGTGCCCGTCGTTGGCGATGGTCTTGGCCGTCCGCTTGAGGTACTTCATGTACTCGCCCGCACGCTCGAACAGCGACCCGATCGCCCCCATCGTCGTATTCGCCAAGAGCACGCTCGCCTTGAACGCTTCCTCGCCCTCAAACCCAGCGTGATCAATCTTGCTGAACACCTGCTCGCGGGCCCCGATCGCCGTCACGCCGTAGACCGTCGTCATGGCGGGCTGCTTCACCACGTCGTCGTCCACGATCTCGCGGAGCCTCGGCGCCAGCGGATTGTCGGACTCGGCGAGGATTCCCCGGACCTTGACAGCGATGTCGTTGTAGGGACGAAACGGACGGTCGGAGTCGCGGAGATTCGACAGCCGCGCCCCGACCTCGTCGCAACTGATCGCCGAGTAGTTCTGCAAGCCGTTGAACGTGCCGTCAACGCCGTACATGAGGTGAGCCGCCCGTTCTGGATTGCGAAGGGCCATGCACGCGGCGAGGAACTGGAACGGCTTCTTGGCGCCGATCCACCATCGCTCGTCCAGCGGCTTCTCCGCCGACTTGAGGATCATCGCCAGGTTGTCGTAGGTCCACTGGATCCGCTCGTCGAACGGGAGCTTGTCGAGCCCGCCATGCTTCCAGAAGTTGGCGGCTTGGATCGCCACGTTCTTCATGCCCTCGGCGTCGCACGGAACGCCGTCCGCGAACTCCAAGAGCCCCCGCGGGATGTCGTTGCCGTGGTGATTGAGGTACATCGGGATCGGGTACGCCCGCTGCCGCCAATCGCACTTGTGGGGGTAGTAGAGCTTGGGCCAGTGCCGCACGGCCTTAACCATGCTGTCAAGGTACTCGTAGAGACGCCGGCGCCCGAGCTCGTGCTTGTTGAACGTGTGGAGCCTTGCCGCTTCACGCTTCCAGAGCTTCTTGGCGGCGGGGTCTTCGGGGCATGGCTCGGGCTCCACGTCGAAACGGTGGGGGAGTCCGGCGACGTTGCCGCCCTCTTTGTAGAGCTGAGCGACGACCGGGGCGAGCTCGGGGTTGACCCGCATCGGCGTTCCACCCAGCGACGCCAGGCACTCGTGGAAGTAGTCGAGTTTGGTCCCGGCGGTGCGAAGGGCGTCGCGCTGCTCGCGGGTGGCGTTGGCGATGATGGGCGTGCGAAGCTCGGTGTACCCTGCCCGCGACGCGCCGTCTCCCTTGAACGGCGGAACGACCATCGGGTGATAGACCGGACTGAGCTTCGCCAGTGTCGCGTGGTCCTTCTCAATCTCGGTCAGGACTCGCTCGTCCAGGACGATCATCGTCTTGGGCTTTCCGCTGGGAGCGACGATCTGCTTGTGGTGGAACGCGAGCTTGAACGGCTTCTCGTCGTAGCCGCCGGCACACGCGTTCTTGGTGACGGCCCAGAAGAGCTCCATGCCAATGTGCATGAGAACCGCGCGGTCGTAGATCGCGTTCTCGTCGTTGATCTTGGCGAACCAGTTGACCTTTTCGGCGGTGAGCTGGTACTTCTTCTGGTAGTGCCCGAGCTTCTTGAAGAAGTGGGTCCGCTTCTCTTTCGACCACAGGGCCATTTGCGACTCGGCGAGGACTTCGCGGCCGATCGCGTTCACGAGTACATGCTTCGACACGCCGTCGGGTTCCACGGCGCAACGCGAGAACATGACCCGCATCGCGATCGACGCGAGCTTCTTGGCGCTGAGGATCAGGAACACCGACCCGTAGTCGCGGTGCCCGGGCCCGGGGTTCTCGCCGCGGCGGAGTTTGGACTGAACGCGACGGATCTCCAGTGCGACCGGAAGATACCAGTGCGACAGCCAGCGTTGGCCTGGCGGAAGAGCGTGGGCGTCGCCTCGCTTCTCCGACTTGCGACGTTGATCGCGATACCGCTTGATCCCGAGAGAGATGGCCTCGCGTTCGAGGCCGATCTGTTCATGCCACTGCGTTCCCGCCAGTAGCGGGCTCGTCGTCACCATCCGTCACCTCCAGTTCGCCGGCGAACACTTGGTCGATCACGTCCAACACGTCGCGTAGGTGGAAACTGCCCGACCGCGAGATTAGAACCATCCGCGGCACGCCGTACTTGGCCCGGAACCGGGCGAGCGACTTCACGTTCTTCATGCCCATGAGGTCGGCGGCCTCGCTCATGTTGAGCACGAGCGGGGCTGGCTTTCCGCTACGGAGCATCGGGTGATAGGGGAGTCTGGTCGTCTCGTTCATTGCGTGTCTCCTTGCAGCAGTCCGGGCATCATGCCTCCTTGTGCGTTGCGTACGTTTTGTACAACTCCACCGCCTTCGCGTGGTCTGCGTCTGTGAACATGCTACTTGCCTCCTGCCCGCGAGAGGGCTTTGTGTACGTCGTCGCCGGCGAACGGCAGTCCGTCCGGGTCATCTTGCTTGAGTGCTTTCCGCACCCAGGCCGCCAACACCTCCCGATCCGCCTTCGCCTGTGCGAGTTCGGCTTCGGCCTTCTCGGCTCGGCAGGCCATGCACGTTCCGTAAGCCGCCGTCCAGTATGAGTTGTGCTTGACGCACTTGGGATTACCCACGCTTTCGCTCCTTCTTCGCCGCGGGCTTGCGGTTAAGGATGGCGGCGATTCTGTTTGTGGCGTATCTCGCACCCTTGATGTATTTCTTGTGCCACATGCCGTCAAAAATGTCCAACAGCAACGTCTCCATCTCAACAAACTCGGCCACCAACCTCACCGTCTCCGCGTCGTGGGCGGCAGTGTCAACTGCTGGCAACTTTCGGGATTTTGACAGGTCACGCTTGGGCATTGCTCGCCTCCTTGTTCGGACACTTCGCCCCGCTCCCATCGCACCGGATGTCGCCGGGCCTGACGACTTGCAGCGTGCAGTCGGGTTCGCACTTGTCGGCGGATGTGCCGAAGCCGTCGTCAACGATTTCCTGTTTCCCGGCTTTTTCCTGTGCAGGAAAATCGGTGGGTGACGGCGGGAGGGTGACGCGCGATCGTGGTCCGTCGTATTGATGTGCCGCCTGAATGCGGGCCAGACCGCCAGCGCCACCGATGAGGGTTGCACGCATCTTGTCGGCTCGCCTCACCACCGCTTCGAGGCGGTCGATCTTCTCCCTCATGGCCTTGATTTCGGCGGCGGGGTCGGCGAGGCCGGTGCAGGCGTTGACGCATGCGACGATGCGGCGTGCGTTGGCCTTCTCTTCGTCGCGCGGAATGTCTTTGCCTTCGACGTACGCGATGCGAAGTGGAACGCGAGTCATGCCGCCAAATCCATCCGGCGTCAGCGGCATTCGGTCGTCGTCGTCTTGGCGGTAGACGCTGGAAAACGGCTGTCCTGTGTCTCCGTAGTAGGACTGCGCATCTTCGCGTCCGGCCTGCCACGGCTCCGGCGTCCAGTTGCTCGCCTCCTCGTCGTACATGCCAGCCTCTTGGCACCTCGGGCACTTGTGGTCCATTGCGATCGCGTTCGGGAAACGGACCAGCCCCAACTTGTCCATGATTTCTGTGTACGACATGCCGCACTTCAACAGCGCGTCGATCGTCGCGTTGTGCCTGTCCCCGAACGCTCGGAGTTCACAGGTACAGGGGTACTGCTTGGTCACTTGCTCGCCTCCTTCACCTCAACGCCAGCGGCGGCGAGGGCGGCACGCCATGCACGATCCGCCTGCCTCCACCCGTCTCGCCAAACCGGGGTGTGCATTCCGTCCGCTTCCGGTGCCACCACCCGCACCTTTGCGGGGGTTGCGGCCTCCAACTTCGCCACTCGCTCCCCCAACCGCTTCACCGTCGCGGCGAGGCGGGTTTCGAGTACGTTGATGCGGTCGTGCGCGTGTTGCAGGCTTTCCCTATCCACACTGTCGCTCATGCTGCCGTCCTTTCAATGTGTCCCTTGATCGCCTCGTACACCTTCTGCGGTTCGATCGCCTCGCCGTTGATGAGAATGAACGACGACTGTTCGCTGTTCTTCGATAGTTCCAGCCGTCGCTCCCACCGATCGAGTGCCGTGTACGCCGTCGAGTGGTTCGGGCGCCGCATGGCCCGAGCGATTCCGGGGAACGACAGCCTGGTCAGCTTCACGGCCAGCGCCACGACCATCTCGCGGGCGGCAACGACTTGGCATGATCTACTGCTTGAGTGGAACTCCTCAAACGTAACGCCGAGCGTGCCACAGACTGCGCCGACGATGTCGTTCATCGGGACGTTGGGGTTGTTCGATCGGTCTTTCATTTGTGCTTCTGGTCTTTCCGCTTCTGGTAGATCCTGGCATTCAACTTCGCGGCGTGAACCGCCTGCATGTGCGTGTTTTCCCCGGTGCTTTTCACGGCGTCACCTATGCAAGAAACACACAACTTGCGGGTAGGGCTGTCGAGTGGTCCGAAACATTGGGGGCACTTCATCCGGTCCTCCTTACCGTCATCACCAACTTCGCCTCGTCGCCCTTCTCGATGGTCATCGGCAGGTGCGTGAGGCCCGAGTCGTCGTCAATAAGTCCCGCGTCCCGAAGCCCGTCGAAGTACGCCTTGCAACGGGCGAGCAAGTTGTCTTGGTCGCGCTTGCGGGCGTCCTTGAACGTCCACGCCAGTTGGACCGATGCCCGCACCCATCGCGGCTCGTCGCGGTTCAGGGCACCCATCGCCACCAACTTCGCGGCCTGCCGGTGCTGCTTTGTTACCTTCGCCTTCGCCATGTAGTGCGGGCGTGCGTTGGGCGACAGCATGGGGCTGGGTACGGGCAGTGTGAGAACGACGTGGTTCATGTTCATCCCTCGTTCATCTCCGCGCGTTCATCGCGGGCCTTGCGTTCGGTCAAGTCCTCTTCAAGCAACACGCGAAGTTTGGCAAGGGCGCGTTTCTCAGTCTGGATCACGGCGTTCTTGCTGATGCCCAGGATGCGGCCAACCTCGCGGCAGGAGCGGATCGGGGCTGTGAGCGGGTCGCGGTCGATCACTTCTTCCCCCCCGCCGCGGCTTCGGCGGCTTGCTTGGTGGAGCGGAGGACCGACACGCGAAACCATCGAAATGGCGTTGCAATCTCAATACGAACGCCGCATCGAGAACGCTCGACCACGAGTGCCGTGCATCCAATCTGCAACCAGAGCAGGCACCCGTAGGCTTGGCTGTACATCACGTTTCTTTGAATGCTGGTCTTCACAATTCGGCCTCCGCTTTGGTCTGTCGGTTGACGGTGTTACGGGCACGCTCAAAGTCACGGAGCGTCATCGCCTCAGCCTCTGCACGCTGGGCACGTTCCTTCCAGTGCGCGGTGTTTGCACGCTCGGCGGTGAGGGCGTCTTCGATGTCGTGTTCCAACGCCTCCCACTCACGATCGAGGATCACCCTGTCGTCACCCCGCTTGCGTGCGGCGCTGACGATCTTCTGAACGATGTCACGAACGCTTTCCATCGCCGCTCCTTTCGCCGTTTCCACTCAACAACCCAGCCTCGGACGCGATCATCTGAGCCTGCGCCAGCAAGGCGCAATGCAGCCGCGTTTCCGCCTTCACGTCCTCTTTGATCTCTCTTGCTCGCGTCGGGTTGATGCTCGGATCGGCGAGACAGATTGCCGCGATCCTGAGCCTCGACGCGCAGTAGCCCAACTCGCTGAGAATCGCGCCCATTCGGTTCGGGTGCGCGTACCACTGGCGCGTGACGATCAACTCGCCCGCCATCGGTCCATCGTCGGCCACGCGGTAGTGGTGCCAGCCGTTGCCGGTGGACTTGATGTGTTCGATGGCTTGAATCGTGGTTCCCTGCGCGATCGTGCGATAGACCCTGCTCACGCTCCGCTCCTTTGCCCAAATAAAGCCGACTTGATCTGGTCCGCCGTGGCTACAAGTCCGCAGCGTTCCATTGGGCGAACCGCCATTGCCGCCGCCCGTTCAAGTTCTTCAATTCGCTTCTCAAGCCGTTCAATCTGGTGCATCGCCTCAATGCACGTTGCAGCGGTGTCGTGTTCGCGGATGTCTTCGCACCGAGCCGACGCATCCCGCAGGTCACGCCACACGCGAGTGCTTTCCAGTTTCATCCCCGTTTCCGGTGCCGGAAAACCCTTCCGAAGTGCGTCCAAGTCTTCAACGCACCGACCACACAGCCGGTCGTCGTCTTCCTCGTGGTAAGTTCCGCATCCGTGACAATGCCCGCTCATGATTTGCTCCTTTCGCTCGCCGTCGCTTGTAGCATCGCGGCTTGTGCAACAACCACCAGACCAATCTTGCCAGTTCCCGGCTTCTCGTATCTCTCGGTGACGATCAACGGCTCGCCCTTCTCGTCCGCAAACGCCGCGAACTTCGCACGCTCGGCGCGGAGGGCGGCGGCGTGGTCGCTGTACCGCACCCACATGCCTTGCTCATGCTGAACAACCAAATCGCTAGTCACCAAGTAACGCTCAACGCTCATCGCTGCTCCTTTCGCTCGCCGTCGCCCACTGCTCTGCCATCGCATCTGCGATGCCCTGGTACGTCACGCTTCGTCGCTTCCACCTGTCGGGACCGGGCGACTCGCCATGCACGCGGCCCTTGCGACCTTCGACGATCTGCGTCGGCTTCAACGCGGGCAGTCCCCGCAACCACAGGCACGTTCGCTTTGACTCGCCGTGCCCGAACTGCCACGGCTGGATGGTCTGGGTGTACTCGCCGATCCTGGCAACCGCGTGTCCGTGCGGAACGGGGTTCTCGACAGCGATGCGGGGGCAGGGCAGGGCGAGCATCGCGTTGAAGAAACCGCACGCCGCTTCCATCTGGGCACGCCGCATCGGGTCTGTCTTCAACCACCGAACGCCGCTGTTGCAAAGGAACGTGCAAGGCGGATGCGCCACAATCAGGTCGTAACCGGACCAGTCCACCGTCAGGCAGTCAGCCTGGATGTGCGGCTCGCCAGCATCGGACGGCAGCACGTCGCAAGAGACGGCATCATGCCCGCGACGGCGGAAAGCATCGCGCACCACGCCGGAGAACTCGCAGAGGACGGCGACTTTCATCCCCGCACCTCCCCGCGTTCTTTGCGTCCATCCATCCACTCCACCAACTTCA